CTTTCTGAACCACCGCGGCGATTCGAAATGTAGAGCAGGTAACCCGTAGTTCAGGGAAAATCCGCCCCGGATCCTGAAAAATTAGGGATCAGTTATCCGGGAGTTCCAGGGTCAGTGGTTTGATGATCTTTGGCATAGGAAACCCCGGCGGTTGGTTATACCATCCGGCGGCGAATGTTCCAAAATTGAATGGAACACCTAGAAACCGCGCGACACGCCCTATATGTGCCGAATTCCTTGTTCAATAAGCAAAAATGGAAAGGGTCGGAACGTCTTGAAACGTCCCGACCCTTATCAGGTGGTGGGAGGAGGCGTACGAAGGTTCCTTGAATTGCAGGCAATTACAGTGTACCCCCATCCTTTTTATGCCATCTCTTATGCCATCCGTCATAGCCTTAGGCGAAACTATATAAGCGCCATCAGCCGATCCTGGACATTCTAGCAAAGGGCAGGTAGTCCCTTGGAGAGGCAGCTAATCGTGAGTAGACACTAGGGCGTCGTGAACTGCGGCGTTTCTAAGAAGTAGGCTGCGACCTTCTTCGATAAGCCCGACGCTTTCTCTGAGAAGGTTTTCGCATCGGGCAACTGCTGCCTGCTCAGCGTTACAGGCAGCGGCGCTGGCTTTTCGCAGACGACTTTCATATGACCGGCACATCCTGTCAGCATCACTGCGAATACGATCAAGGTCAACGTCAGCAGCAGCGACTTTGTCCAAAGCTGCAACAAGTCTTTCATAATCTTTTCTTCCTTGCGTCACCCGTGCAACAGCTTCTGTCTTTTGCAAATTGGCCATTTCTGCATCTGCTACGTAACCTCTAGTCGTGTAGCCCGCCATAAAACTCACGCTCATAAGTATCAGTGCGACTGCAGTCTGCCAATTCACAGCTCAATACCTTCCATTTGCGCCCGATTTCTCAGCACGCGACAATACGCGCCCATACGACTTAACTGGTTTTGGTAAAGATTTCGGCTGCAAGCTGGAGCGAAATTGAGCCGGCCAGCATCCCAAGCCTCACACATATCTCTGAGCTTGAGAGTTCGAATGCGTATTTGGTAATACTCCGCTTTGAAGCGCTCTTTGTAATCCGGAGAGTTCATCAGATCGATAGTGTCTGCGAGTGTCATTTTGCGGATACGTTCGTCCTGAGCTCGCAGCAGGCTTTGCGACATTTTGCGAATTTTGACCATTTCAGCATTTCCGCATCAAGTCTGCTTCTCTGCGGCGACGAGCGACAAGACCTGCCAGTCCGCCGTTGGTGACGTCAAGAAATTCCTCGGCGGCCCCGTCGTAGTCTTTTGCATTCAGCGCGCGCAGCATCTTGGGACACTTATCGACGACACCTTGCGCTCCCAAGTTGTACGCCAAGCTCAGTAACGCTATGAACTGCGATTCGCTGACTGACACATTGATGTACTTTGCGAGGGCGGTTTGTGCAGACTGCAAGTCACTGCGAATCCACGCATCGGCCTGCGCCTTGGTGCAGGTGTCTCCCTCTTTGACGCCGCCGGTATGCCCCCAACCTATAGTCCAAACCCCTTTCGGGCATTTGTATGCCTTGAGGCGCAAGGTCTCTTCAGCCTTGACGAACGCCATAGCCAGCTCGTAGCTATAGCTTCCAAAACTTTTCACTTCAAGTCCTCCCCGTCTACACCGAGCCGCTTTTGGATCACCACCTCAGCAAGTCGTATCGCTCTGGTCCCACCCCAACCCGCCACGCCTGCAAGGCTCCCGCAAAGCTCTGCCGGGAATCCTTGATAGGCAAGAATCTCATAGCAAACAAGGCCACTTACAGCACTTATCGCTCCGTGAAGAAAGAACTCTCGCCATATGAATTGCTTTCCTTCTTGCACTTTCAGTAGGTACGAGAGCCAACCGCAAAAAACGGAAAAGAAGCCCGTCATAACTAAGACCCACCATTCATGAAGTTGCTTGTCCGGCATCCTTCACCCCACAATGACGTAGCAAAGGGCGAAGCCAAAAACAAATGTCACCGCACTGACAAAACCCCAAAAGATACGCACCTTGCGTCGAGTCTCTGGATCCAGTTTTGCTTTTTCAGCATTAAGTGCTATGACGAACTCCCGTCGTGCAGAATCCGTGAAGCCTCTGACATTGAGACCAATCTTTCTGAAAACTTCTTTGAGTTCTTTGCGCGTCATAGCTCCTCTCTTCTAATGCGAGGGCGGCATTCCTTCGATGAATCACTGAACACCGCTCTTCCGAGAAGATCGTCTCGCAACGGCTGATGGCTTTATGAACCATGTTTGCGAAACTGAAGACAAAGCACCTTATTTACTCTGTATAGCCCCACGGGGGTGGGGTCGAACTTAAATAAATCTGAACTGTTAAATTCTCAGATTCCTCAGAGAATATTGTGTAAAGCGTTTTAAGAGCTTTGGATGCTTGAGATGTGTAATCCCAAGCGGTTGCGTTGGGGTAAGGCTCAACCTTTACTGTAAGTTTCCGGCTTTTGTAAAACCCAAAATAAACCGGATAGTCGGGGATAACATTTGTGACAATAGATATTCCATAGACTGGATAATTGCCATAATAAGAATAAGTTGAAGGTAAGTGCGTAATGGGCAGGCCATTTAATGTAGGAGGGGTTAAAGCCCCTACTCCACCGGCGCGGTAATATCCATAACTACCAGATTTATCGCTCTTATTAAGCTTTCCTATAGTCAATGAATGCGTCCACCAAGAAAGAGTGGATGACTGTACCCCCAACAACAACTCTTTATGAAACATTACCGACTGCTCCTTTGCCGCATTGAGGGTGGCAACTGAGTTCGATTGAGCTCCGATTCGTATGCTCGCTTACAGTGCCCAGGCTGCCAAAAGAAAATAAAATCAATCAACTTCTCGGGCCACTTACGATCGCCTTTGAGCGCGTGCCGGTGAGCACGCGCAGACAGTGTTTCATCTGCATAGCCGCAGAAGAAAGTGTTAAACAATTGATCGACTGCGATCAGTAATTGAATTCCATCCGGATGCTTCATTTAATCACTTCTTCGTATATGGACTTGTCCATACTTTCGCCATCGCTTGCATAGACAGCGCCAAAGCTTGCGCGAGCTGAGTCTTTGTTACCGTAGCGACGGTGTTGTCAGCCAACACCCAAACTGTAGAATCCTGACCAGCCGCTTCAGCTGCGGTTAACGCCCTAGCCATGCGGCTCTGCGCTATTTCATCACCGTCAAAGGTCATTCCGTCAACGGTGACTTTGATCGCTTTGACGGCTTCTTCACGCACTCGCTTCGCTTTTCTTAAATCGTATTGTGTTTTTTGCAGTTCAGTAAGAGAGGCGTAATATTCTTGCTCTGGGTCGTATTCTCTTGAAATAACATCGAACCCGAACCTGCGAAAATCTTCAACGGTTTCGGCTTCACCAAAGCCTATACGTTCTTCAATACCAATATATTGTCGGACTGCGTATAGACTTTTAAATTCCTTTTCTCTATAAATATATTTAGTCGCCATTACGCCCCCTTAATTTGGGCTGCAATACCTTTGCCATTAAGGGCACAAAAAACTACAAAGCTCCCTTTTTTCAAAGTTGGAGCGGTGTCTCCTGCCCAAGTCCAATTAGCGCTTAAAACAACCGTTGGCGTTTCGGCATCTAATCGCACTACCTTCGTGAAGCCTGCATTGGCTGAGGGGCTCTGCGCCGTAATTGTCCCTGCCACTGCCTGCATATCTGGAGAGCCATGAGTAATGGTTGTTGCCTTAATCGCCGTCACAGGAGTTTCATATCCTGCCAATGCACCTCTGACGCCAACTTTGAGCACCAAATCTTTCACAGCGGGGATCTCCGGCTTATTCTTAATGAAGCTCTTGGCAGACGAGTTGGTCTCCTTCCAGTCCGCCTGCAGCTGACCTGCGGCAGATTGGCCTGCGGCATCTTTGGCTTCCTTCGCCGAAACCGCCGCTGCAGATGCAGAAATGGCCGCTGCAGCTTGAGATTTTTGCGCGGTCATCGCATTGTCTGCGGCCTTTGCTGCGGCTGTCGAAGCGTTGCTCGCAAAACTTCCTGCAGAAGAAGCGCTTCCGGCTGCAGAGGATGCACTCGCGGCCGCCTCAGTTTTTGACTTCACAGCAATTTGAGTAGAAGCGCCAGCGCGCTTTGCGTACTCTCTTGCAGAGTAAAGCGCGGTTTCTCCAGAGCCCTCTACAGGCTCAACATCTTGCACCGCCCATTTCTTTGCCAAAGCCGCTTGCGACGCAGACAACGAGGCAGACGTGGCAGATGCAGATGCGGAATTAACCGCGGCAGATTTTGAAGCCGTCGCATTTTCTTCAGAACTCTTGGCCGCCCTCTCGCTCGTTTTCGCAGCCGCCGCACTCTCAGCCGCTGCAGACTGAGAATCGGCTGCAGATTTTGCCGACGATGCGGATGCTGAAGCTGATGCTGCCGCACTGTCTTTTACTTGCCAAAGCTCCTGTATCAACTGCTCTGAAGTTTTTTCAGTGGTAGCGGGGACCGTCAATGCCCTTTCTTGCTTCTCCGCGAGCTGTTGAATTTGAGCCGTTGCACGGTCAAGGGCCTGATTAAGGATGTCAGGATAGAACCCGCCTCGATTTGTCAGCACTACCGGCTGCAGATATGGAACCGCAGAAATAATGGTGAGGATACTGCCAATAGGTAATGGAGATACAAGGACGACCGCACCGCCAGGATTCACATCCTGATCAACTGAAAGCGTAACTACAAAATCCGCTGACGGCAGGACTGTTTCTGTCTTCCCTCCGTCAACGGAAAGCACTGGGCGAACCTGAGACGAGTCAAATACTTTGAAATTAAAAGGAAACTCCGTCTGCTGTCCGTTGCCATGGTAAGGCCCCGCGCGACGGACTTCTGTGCTGATAGCCATGCAAGGAACTCCTTTTCTTTTAAAAGTGAGTTTCTTGCATAATCAACGAGCTTTATGGACGGCTACTTTCCTCCGACAAGACCGCGCACAGCCTGCAGCGCCGTTTCAGGTTCATCAATGTCGCCAGAGACCACCCCCGCTATGTAGCCAATTGGACGTTTGAGGCCACCCACAGGCATACCTGTTGCTACTGCCGTCAAATCAAGGATGTTGCGAGCCGCCGTTCGGCCATTAACTTTCTCGTCGTCGTTAATGATTCTCACAATATCGGATGCTCCTGAAATCGCACCCTCCATCAACATGATGGCAGGTGCGGATCCGACACGACCAACATAAGGAGACTTCCCCCAAATCGCCTGTGCAGTCACAGATCCCGCTTGCGCCATCTTTGCCCCTGCAAACGCTGAAATTTGTCCCGCAAGAGGGACCATTGAAATAGTCCCCTTTAACGGTTCACCTACTGTGAGTTGAATGATGTCCAATGCATCGAGGGCATCGTCGTCATCATCACTGCCTCCCATCAGTGCATCAGTAATAAGCTTCCCAACCACAGAGGGAATCCAGACGATCAATATTGCATCAAGAGCAAAACGTCCATACTGCTTCGTGGCCTTACGGAATGCCGCACGCTCCTGAAGCAGGTTGTACTGCATATTGAAATAATTGTAGAAAACCAGGAAAAAGCGCTTCAGCGCAGAACCAGCTTCAATTGCAGATACGTTTTCGGGATTAAAGTCAGACTGCGTCGTTCGAATAACGCTATCAGCCTCCTGTACGGCTTCTTCGTGTGACATGCCATGACTGTAGTTATATTCGTAAGCCGCCTTCCAGACAGAGACGTCAATCGGATACTGTGCAAGCGTCTGCAGAATATACCCATGGCGGTTGACCATATCGCGAACTGGCGCCCCTTTCGACCAAACGGCGGCCGCCTTGTTGCCTAAGCCTTGCACTTGAGAAATTTTTTGAACTTGTTGGTTACCTATTTCCTCTATTGTCGATTGGTATTCATAGGCAAAGTTATCAAGGCGCTGCCGCATAAATGGGGATGCCGCCTTCACGAACTCCGCACACTCCTTAGGAGCTAGGCCATATTCTTTAAAAGCACGACCAATTAATGAAGCTGGCACTTTTGAGGCTGCAATGCTGAAACCCGTCCACTGCTGAAAGGTATTGATCAAATTTAAGAACATCACGTTCATGCCTGCGAGACCGCGCAAGTGATTGAACGTTCTGTCAACCCAACCGATTTTTCCATCAGATACCGTTTGACCAACTGCGCGCGTGAGGAACGGCTTTAACATCTGTGAGACCAATCTCGGATTATGCGCAGCGATAGCATCTTGGAATCTGTGATTCGTAATGATCTTGTCGACCTGCATGACGGCAGGAGCAATGTCTGCAAATCGAAGAACCTTCGCAATATGCATGCCGTAAGCCGCCACATTGAGCTGTAACGGCTGCGTGAAATCCTCAACGCGTGTTTTTGAGAACCCTGGTTTGTGAACAGGCATCAACGTGAGAAAGTTTGATCTCTCAAGCTCCTCCTGTTTCATCTGCGCATCTCGCTTTTGATAGAGATACCGATCGGTCACCGCCGGAACATAGCCTCCTCGGTAGGTACCAAAGGGTGTCACTACGGACGTTGCCTGCACCTCTTCAAAGCGATACCCGTACATTTCCATGTAGGCCGCCTGTGCTTTTGGCTTAGTTTCCTCAAGCAGGTCCCAGATCGCTTGAACCGCATCCATATCGGCCTTCGTAACCCGCCCTTGCACGTACATGCGATTGATAAAACTGTCCCATGCCGAGGTGTCGACATACTGCGTGCCGTCATCGCGCTCCTTAATGGCAGCCCAGGCGTGACGCACGTTATTGTCATCAATACCACGCCCACCCAAGAGCAACTTACGTTTGTTTGAGGCGTTCCCAGTGTGCAAAATTGCACCCATCAATTCAGCTTTTGTATTGAAGGTGTAGTTAATTTCTGGAGCCTCAATCGCGTCGGACTGTCCCCATTCTTTCTCAGCAGATTGGAGAATTTCTCCAAACCGCCTTTGATATTCCATGTTCTCGTTCTTGTAACGTACGACAGCATTTTCGACGGGCTGATAGATGTACTTCGAGAAGATCCCTGCGCGGCCTCCATCCATAATGCGACACCAGGATTCAACACGCATCATGCTTGCCTTCCACCCCAAATAGTGAAAGCGCAGCTTCTCCATGGGCGTAACAGCAGATTTTGCCCCCGCCGAGAAGATGTCCTTTCCATTATCAATATGAGTTACTAGCTCATCCACAACCTCGGTGAGATTCTTGCGGCGGCCATGAAGCAGCACAGCACGGTCATCTCCTGCCTTCTTCCAAAAATCGTTCACCTGCTGCAGGATTGCTCGAACATCTGCGACTGCATAAGTTCGCCAGTCATAATTGCGCCCTGGTGAATAGCCGTACGGTGCAAGAATTGCTTTGTACTCTTCAAACTTATTCGCATCGTTGTTCTTAAACTTTTCGATAGTCTTCTCAAGGGCATTAGCGTTCATGTCCTTCGGGTGGATACGACCAAAACCAGAAGCATTGAGGATATAGCGAGCCACGGCAATTACATCGATATCTCTAGTCTTTGCAAGCTCCTTGTCGCTCTTGAAAATCTGTTTGCGCAAATCGGAGAGATGATCCATCGTACGTTTAAAGTCGATCGCCATCAGTGCGAACTCATAGTTGAGAAGCTGCCGACGTTTTGCCATGGCCGCCCCCAACCGATCCCCGGCAACGAGTTTTGAGTAAGCCTCGCGCGAAGCTCGAGATTCAGCCGCCATGAAGGTCTTCGGATTGATCTTCCCTGCCCGCATTTGCTCAAACCGCTCGAGTGCAACTTGGCGAGCTGCCTCCTGAATCACTCGTGCACTCATAGTCTTGTCGCCGGCGAGGTATTTAAGCTCCGTCGCAACCATACGGCCGCGAGCCTCCGAATGGATCGCCTTCTCAATCAACTCCTCTTTCTTTATGGGATCGAAGTAATCACTCTTATTTTCTAAACAGATGCGAGATGTCTCATCTTGAATGATTTTCTCTCGATCTTTGCTGCCAGCAATTAAACCTGCCACTAACTGCTCGTTTGTTTTGAAGCGGGCAATCGGTTGAAGCAGTTGCCTGGCCGCCGTAATTGGAAACCCAGACTTCTTTGTTAGACCAAGTTTTTGAAGCTTCGCCACCACAGCAGGTTTAAGCCCCAGGCCATCCAAACTTTCAGGGTCAATCTTTAAGTTCTCAATACCAAAAACCTTGCCACCTGATTTAAGGGCATCGAATGCCGCGAATTCTTTTCTGGCATTGATACGAGCACGAACTTTTTCCTCAACTCTGTCGCGATAATCTTTCGCTTCACGATCAATACGACGAGCACTCCGCAGCCGAGCATTGACATACCACTTTTCGTCCTTTGCCTGTGCCTCAAAGAGCTTCGCTTCGCCCCGTGCTGTTGCTTCATCACGTGCGGCCATTAGCTCGCGCCACTGATCTTCCGGCATGTCCTCTGGTTTTTGATCAAAGAGCGGTTTCAGGCCATTTGCAGATTCAGCCAAATCAAGATCACGCTGCGCCACGAGCATACGGTCGAAAACGCGTTTCATGTCGGGAGAGATATCCGGCAAATCTTCACCGAACTCCGCCTGATAAGAAGCGCTCAGAGCCGCACGAGCATCTCCTGACCACTGCAAATAAACACTCTTTATCCATGATGCAAAGCGTGCGAAAAACCGCTCAAGGCTTCGCGTCGGTGCATGACCAGTTGACAGATAGACCTCTGCCTGATAGGCGAAGCGTTCATGAAATTTCCGTTGTCCTTCAAACCCCAAAGCATCCCATTGGGCGACGTCCTTGAGGCCGAACTCCTTGAGTAGTGTCTCGACGTCCTCTGTCACACTGATATCCACGCCGTCGAGCTTTGAAAATTCAATCAAGTTCGCGAGGTACCAATGTGACATTTCGTGGGCAAAAGTCGAGAGATCAGCGTTCGGTGTAAGAGCGATGGTGTTTGTCAGAGGACTGAAGGAGCCGCGTTGTCCCGCGTTACTCTCTTGATAGAGCCCTGGAAATGCCTCCTTGGCCTTGACAAGGTCATCTTCGGTGAGTACTCTGTTACCTGAAGCGTTGGAACCGCGAAAGGGATTGGTCCTGGAGTTAAGGTTCCTGCGCTTTATTTTTTCGGTATTTGCATAAACAACTGCATCATTTTGTTCTTGCAGACTAAAGAACAAGTCGTTTTTCTTACCAAATGCAGTTTTAACCAGATTAATGGTGCCGTAGTAACCTTGCGCCTCAAACTGGATGGGAACAACCACCGTTTTCCCCTTTGCGTCTAAAAGCTCAAGCATAAATGTGTAAGAACCTTGTCGACGGTCGTCCTTGAAGATGGCGATTGGATCAGCAAGCGCTGTAGGTAGCTGTTTCAGGACCTCACGCGTCATCTCAGGGTGTGAATGGTGTGTAGCGCTTGACCTTTCAGCCCAAGGGAAAAACCCATCAAAGACGTGCGGATGCGCTTTCAGCTCATGAAAATCCGCACCTACCAGATGCATAACTAATGGCGTCTGCTTGAGCATGAGTACCGGCTGACTGGGTTTAGTTTGCATCTGATCGATCTGGTCGCTCCAAGCAGCCACCTCCTGCGCCAACTTCGCCTGGGGACTCATGCCATTCATCTGTGCTGTCCCCTCATCTTGCCCCTGTACAACGGCCTGATAAAAGCCCGGAAATGCCTCCTTGGCCTTGACAAGGTCATCTTCGGTGAGTATTGTTATGTCAAGGCTGTCAGCGTCGAAAAGGGAATTGGACCCGGATGTCGGACGCGGGTACTCGAAAGATGCGCTATTGGAATTATTCCATTGGCGCATTTTTTCTTGGTTCACATACACCGCATTATTGCGAAGTTGTAACTCAAACCAAAGATTTCCATTCTTCCCAAATGCCGTCTTCAAAAGATTCAGCTCCGCCCCTCGCGGCCCATGAGCATTAAAAGAGACGGGAGCAACAACGGTTTTACCGTCTGAATCGGTCAATTCCAGCATAAACGTGAAGGATCCATCCCGTCGATCGTCCTTGAAGATGGCGATTGGATCGGCTAGAGCAGTTGGTAATTGTTTCAGCACGTCACGCGTCATCTCAACATGTATGTTGTGATTTGGACTTGATCTTTTGGCTTCTGGGAATAAACCGTCAAAAACATGGGAATGGGCCTTCAATTCATGAAAATCCGCACCAACCAAATGCATCACTAACGGTGTCTGCTTAAGCATCAGCACAGGTTGAGTAGGTTTGCTCTGCATCTGATCTATCTGCTTCTCCCAAGCGGCCACCTCCTGCGCCAACTTCTCCTGGGGACTCGTGCCGTTCATCTGTGCGGTCACCCCATCCTGCCCATGCACAACCTGGTAAAAGCCCGGAACTTTCTCCTTTGCCTTGACAAGATCCAATTCTGTGAGTATGGTATTCCCCATAACGCCTTGAGAGCCCCGAAGGGAATTGGACCCGGAGTCATAAACGTTCTCAAGGCGTAGAGATGCGTCAGTGCGTAACCACTGACGCATTTTCTTTTGGTTCACGTAGGTATGCTTCGCCAGGATCGTCGGCATGATTTGTCCAATCCGTTCGGCTGGAATGCCCGAGCGCTGAGCGAGTAACGTCACCATTGACGCACCAAGTCGAGCCTGCGTGAGAACTTCCGCCTTTTGAAAATGTGGAGCGACAGTATGAATCTGTGCGGCAAGCATTTTTTCGATACGTGAGCTCTCCTGACGCCACTGTCGGTTTTCGACAGAATCTAAGAACCGATCGGCAAGTTTCTGCTCATTGCCATCGAAAGATGCCTTCACGATCTGCTTCATGAGATCCTTGCGAGCCTGATCAACCTTGATTAGATCTGCCACACTCAAGGCATCTGGAGCAAGACGAACATGATCTGTAAGACGCTGTCCGAGCGGTGTACTTGCGAATTTAGTAGCGTACTCAGAGGTCGACACCTCAACATCGACTCCCAGATCGGCAGCAGCTTCAACCTGATCTGCGACTTCTGGCGCAATCTGCCGTAGATCAGTCATAGAGACGTTTTGATCAATCATTGCCTGACGGAACTCTGCTCCGTCAATGTAAGTGGTCGGCGCTCCTGCTGCATCTGCCTGACGAGCGATTAATGCCTGAATCTTGTTTGGAGCCGTCTGAATAGACTCCATCTGCGGCACAGCCTGTGCTGCTGTCTCAAAGAATTCTTTTGTTTGGTTTGCACGATGTACCTTATGTGCGCCAACGCCGACTGCAGCACCACCACCCAAAGCGCCAAGTACTGCCGTAGCCTGCAGCGTCTTCCAAGCGATTTCAGACAATCGATCAAAGAGTGCCTCTCCATTCACTGCACCAAAGTTTCCATTGGCATAAAGGCGAGCTATCTCTTCGGACGCCATATTCACGCCTTCCTGCATGACTTCAGTTGCGACCTCTTCACCAACACCTCCTGCATAGGCCAATGCCGCATGCTTCAGAACTGTTCCCATCGTCGGCGTGGCAAGTGCGGCATTCACGGTCTTTGCCCCATACTTTGTCATCAAGGTACCAAGCAGAGGCTTGGCGGCGGAGCCAAGCACCTTTATGCCAACCATTTCTATAAGAGAGTTGACAGCCCCTGCTCCAGTCGACAACCAACGTGCAGCAGCCGGATCAACCTTAGCCATATACATGTCACGGTAAGAAGACCCTGCTTCGACATCAAAAGTGGACTGTGTTGCTGCACCAAGCGCTGACCCGCCGACAAGACCTGCCACAGTGCCAATACCAGGAATGACGGAAGCAGACATACCTCCGACCGCTGCACCTTTGGCCGCTCCTTCAATACCACTTCCCGAGAACATTGAAGAAACCATTTGACCAACTACAACAGCAGCCTCATAAATGGCATTTCCTTCGGCGTCTCCCGTAAGGGTTTTCATTTCCGACTCGAGCCGACGATCCTCACTGAGGAGATGTTCATCAATCCGCGTGAAGCCTTGACGCGCACGATTCCAAAGAAGTCCTTGTTCTGTCTGAAGCGTGCCAACTTTGTACCAATCACCAAGATGTCCAACGGTGTCAGACAAATAGTCACCAGGTCTCTTTACGAGCTGAATACGTTCGTCAAGTTCTTCATCCCCAGTGGATTCATCGTCGCCAAGACGCAGTGGCTTTTCACGGCTGAATGTTCCAGAAGGTTTGGTGTGCGGATCAATTTCAGGTTTCCATGACTGTGCCGATCCGAGCCTCCCAAACTGCTTCTCCATCAGTGCCAGCGGTTTCAGATCATTTTTGAAGATTGGCGCTTCAAGTGGGTTCTCCTGAAAATAACGACTCGAGGTCGGCAAATCTGCAAGCAACGTTTCGGTCTGTTCGCGCTGCAGGCGTTTCTCTTCTCGATCAAGGTTGAGTTCTACCTCAAGCTGTGAACGGTTGTAGTGCTCAGCAAGCGCCGCCACACGAATAGCCTTTTGCGAATCGCCGCGATCAAGTGCATCTGCCGCCATGTGACGAATTTCGTATTGATCATCAAAGTAGTTCCATTCCGGTTGTTCAATCGGAAGATCTTGCGCAGCATCCACAGTTGGCCCTGACGGCTCGGCCGCATTCGTTTGTGCTGTGAAGTCGCCAATCTGTTCAGGAAGCGTCACGCCTGTTGGCACCTCCGCGGAGACAGGAGTGACGTTAGTAGATTCTGCAGTGCTGCCGGGAACGGTAATCTGAGCCATTACTTTGCCTTCTGAGGATTCTGAAAAATGATGGCCGCGCACATGTTCGATATATCTTCATTAGTGATCTGTGCGTTCGACGCATATTTGGATGCCTTACGGTGCTTCTCAAGCTCTCTCAAGGCTTGAGCCATCACTTCTGGCGGCCATCCATAGCCACGGCGCAACGCATCGGCCACGGCTTTTTGTTCCTTCGACAGTGAATCAAGCTGAATGCCAAATTTTTTGAGAACGAATGTCTTGTTGTCAGCATCAGACCCAGACACTTTGTAAGCACCACGGAAAAGCCCCGAAGCAATATCCGTTACTGCACCGGAATTGATCGCCTCAAAGGCATAAGGATCATCAGAGAACCATCCAGAACCCTCCAGCCTAGATACGATCCCCGCTTTGCCGCGCTCAAGAACATCTCGTGGTATGACACCTTTCTGATACTGTTGCGCCTGATAATCGAACCATTCGCCAGCCGCATTTAAAACCTCCGGCCAACGTGCTTTCAGTTTTTTATTTGCCTTCACTAACGATTTCACGTCGCTCAGGTAAGCCTTTCGGTCTTCATTCGATAACTGTTCTTGAGTTCGCTTAAGCCCTTTTAAATCAGTAGGACTGATTCGATCAGCAAAAGAATTCAAATTGAGATTGGCAAAACTTTCTGGATCCTGAGCAGACATGCGTTCTAACATCCCCCATGTCGTCATATCTGTTTTTACAGATTCCCCACGCTCAAGCTTGCCAATATAAGTATTCAGTGACAGGTATCCCTTAGGATCAAGTTCGCGAAGATCTTCCATCAAAGTGGTGGGAATCGTCACTTCCTCGCCTTTCTAAACTTTGTCCGCTACGAAATTCCAAACCGCATCCGTGATCTCTGAGAGACGCTCTTTTTTGATTGCATCTTCAAGGGCGTAGTGTTTCTTCACGATTCTCTCTACACCAGCACGAGATTTTTCATCCTGACCAGCCACTGCTTTAAGGGCTTCTGACTCTGATTTAGCCGACTTCAGAATGCTCGCCGCGATACGCTTTTCCTTCTGATCCTGAAGCCCTGCCCGGACGTACTTATCAGCCTGCACGATTTGGTCGGCCGACATCTCATCCCGATGCACCGACAGATATGCTTTTGCCTCCATAGGGGACAGATCGTCAACCATCTTGGAGATACGCATGGCATGAATCGGCCCCATATATTTAGCCATGTCGACCGTCTTGCCGCTAATTCGTGCGACTGTCAAAGCGGCGTCACGAACTACGGCCTCTCCTGAAGCTTGCAATTCGGGATCGTCTGAAAGCGCTTGAGTCATGCCCAACCGAAATTGCGCCTGAGCCTGATCCACTTGATAGACCTGTGCTTGTTTGAACTCCCAAGAGCCAACATCACTTCTCAATTTGGCTGACGCATCCTGAAAGTAAGCATCCAATGCGGCACGCTGCCGTGGATTCCCTGCCTTCAAACGAATCGCATCGTATGTCTCTTTGAAATTTGCACTCACCTCATCCGTAAGACTCTTCCCATCCGGACGTTCAAGAGCATTAATCCCCAACAGGGTTTGATAGCCGGAATCTTTGTTGTAACGAAGATCAAGGCGCTTCTCTTCGAGCTGAGTAATCAAATCCTTGGCGCGAACCTGATCAAGTTCGCTCTGCCACTTGTCCACAGTCTGAGAGAATTTGTCGAACCTCTCTACTACGCTCTGTGCCAATGCGTCCTGTGAGAACTCTGTTTTGGGAGCCGCTTGAAGACCTCCCATGTTTTCCGTCGAACCAATAGCAACATTGATACTGAATGGATTTTTCGGAACAGTAATAGCCATATCTTCCTTATTTAGCGGCGCTCATGCCGCCGGCCGCTTTGCCAGCACCCTTTCCAAAGAAGGAGCCAAAGTTCTGCCAGGTACTTCCGCTCATACCACCGCCTTTTCCGCCACCAGACATGCTGCCCATCATGTCGGAGGATTCCATTGCGCTTCGTACCATCGTCGTAATCGCTGCTGCCCAAGGTGTGATGGATTTCTGCGCAGAGCGAACAGCCAAAGCCTTATTTGAGACGCCTACGGCAGCACGGCGGTATCCGAAAGACTGCGCGACGGCATTCGCCATGATCTGATTGACCTGAATCTCCTTCGAGATGTCGTAATCCGTTAAAACTTCTGCGCTTGAACCCTGAGCCCCAACACGCACACCATGTGCGGCCATGGAAGTTCGAGCCGAGGACTTCTGCTGTCCAGTTTGGAAGGAAATTGCTGAAGCTTGCTGCATGCCTGCACGCATGGCATCATCCGCGGCCGTCTGATACGTTCGCGCCTGCATATCCAGAAGCTCGGCTTGCATGCCAAGAATCGCCTTCTGCTGCTTTGCTTTGCGATAAGAGAGAAACGGGCCAAGCGTATCTTTAACGCCCTGATAACCGATTTTCATCCCCTGGACAAAGTTGTTGAAGTTCGGCATGCTCTTGATGCCTTCACCAATGGAATTGGTCGCTTCAACTTGCGTCATGCCTTTCGTGGCCGAAGACTGCTGCTGCCCCATTGATGTTTGAACAGGGGCATTCCAGGAATACGATCCGGCTCCAGATCGAAAAGTCCCATACGAGTCCCATGGTGATGATCGGTAGACATCAACGTTTAGGAAGCTCAGCGAACCTCTGTTTTCATTCATAGAAAATACCTCTCGAGATGCTCGAAAGGTACTTCCCTACCGGCTCGCTTTATGAACGCCGAAAAATCAAGCCGAGATAATCCCGGTGACCGCTTGTATTGTTACAGGCAGAGGATCCTCCTGTCTAACGCAGATCTGACCGGAATCTGTCCATGAGGGTTTGAGCTGCAATGGAATTTCTCCAGTCACAAGTTCAGCGGGATCTCCTGGTTGTTCTGCCTTACGCTGTTTGTATTCAACCATAGCAATATCATCAAAAGAATGGCCGGCTTGAATCCCTGAGGAACGGTAGACTCGTAGATAGACCTTCGTCACATTCTTCTGCCGAGCAGATCCATAACTCGAATCGTTCAGGACGCAAGGGAGAGTCTTCAGATCACTGGTATATGGCAGTCCTACATGAACAACAGACGCTGGGACTTCAAGGTTAACTCTTCCATCGCTGACTATTTGTTGAGGAAGCACAGCACCGTCTGCCAGAATTGATACGGTTTTACCTTCAAGCCACGTTAACCCGCTAACAATCGTCGTTGGATTTCCTCGGTATGTTCCTCCACAATCAACAAAGAAGGCGTCAGCTTGACTGTCAAAGTTACGCTTCGCCATACGTTCAATGAAGCGTTGATTGTCTCGACGAACAACACAGTAAAGGACATCCTCATCACCTTCGGCAACACAGGCACAGCTCTCAAAGGCGCCGTCTGTCTGATGTTGGTGCCATGCCCCAACTCCCTCAGAAGCAATGTACGTAAGCCCTAGGAGGGTGCCGTCTGAAGAAACAAACCAAAGCATCGGTACAGGTGCTTTTGAGAAAGTTTGGTCCTGTATCGTTTTGAAGTCGAAAAGATGAGGTGCGCGCAGACAGAGATCAGATGTAACAAACCCACCAGCCTGATACTGATATGCAAATTCGCGAACATGACCACCTCGAGCCGCACAATAGATAAGATTATTGTTGACCATCACTGGCTGCACGTTGGAGGCACCTTCAGCCGCCTGTGTTCGAGCACTGAAAGACGTCGGTGTGAGAGAGTCGGAGTTAAGAGAGTCAATGCGAACCTCGGCACCAGATGTCAGCAGTAGAAGTTGCGACAATGGAATGATGTGTCGAATCTGATTGAACTGAGTGACAGCAATCGCATAGGAAATACGATCTTCATCACGAGTTGGCAACGAATAGGAAAAATCAGATTCAGTTGCGGAACGAGACATCACAATGCGTTGGGGATCATTACGCATACCCGCAAAGCACCGGCGCTGTTCGAAATAGCCAACTGCAGCCGGATAGTCTCCGGCATCGCCGACCTGTAAGCGAATAGAAGCGCCTGCGCCACTCGCCGAATAAATGTGAGCTTGAGGATTCGTGTAACCACGCCCGCCACTCCGTACCGTTGCAGAAACAATCTTCCCATCAGCGACGCCGAGCGTAACCTCACCACCAAATCCGGTGGTGTCAGTGATATTACACGTAGGTGACTCAACAACTTCTAGGGGAATAAGAATTCGGTCGTACCACCAATCTTTAGAGCGCGCAAAATCAAAGCGAATTCTTAAATACGGCTTTTTGTAATTCGTCCCAGAATTATTCACGGTAATGCTTGTAATTTTTACTGTATATCGATATTCAGTATATGTCTCATCCGACGTATATCCTTCTCTAGATTCAGTTGATCTCGTGAATTCCCAAGAAACATCAGCCCCAGAACCAGGCCCATTTTCTTTTGGATGGTCGCCGTCGACAATTGCAATCTCTGGGTTCATTAGAGACCCAGAGAAAGATCCAGATTCCCACCCAGACTGAATGATCAGAGCCCCATCCTTATACGTGATACTGGGATTGAAATGGTGTCCGGCTTCATCATGTTTAAATTTGTACCTGTCAGTCCTGCACTTGTCCTTGAACGTCTCTAGGAAATTCTTAGGCAGCGGGGCGATCCCCGCAGGCCAATAACCAGCTCCGCCATTCGTAACCGTTGCACTGATAATGCCCTTTGCTTGTTTAAAGACGTCGTCATAACGACGTGGAGTAATGCTCGTATCAGCTTTGATGTTGTCATCAATGATGGATGTTCCATCCGTATCGCCGATATAACCGTAAAGGCCTCCCTGATTCTTGTAGACACGATACCAAGATGCCCCTGCAACTGCATTCCAACTGATCTTGACCGTCGTGCCGTATGCATAAAGATTGGCCACAACAGGCACAGATTTTGAAGCCTCACTTTCTGCTGTTTTATCTGCATTGAGCGATGAAACCCGATACTCAAACGTGTAGTTGTTTTCATTCTTATCATCTGCAGCCTTTGCATTTCGTTCTGCTTTTACCCCCGTTGGCGCAGAAAGCGTTGGGTTGAAGCTCAATTTCTCGATACGCCAATCGGTGAGACTGTATCGACGCAGTTCGACAGGTGCATACGCAGGATGCACAAGCGTCACAACGTCAGCAGACTGCACATAATGAACATCAAAAACATCGGCCGATGTCCACGGCGTCTTAATTTCGTATGGCTCATCGCCATTCATAAGAGTCTTGCCTTGAGTATGAAAACGGGCGTATTTATCTCCAAGTTCAATGACCATCGTCTGGTCACTATTGAACGTAAAGGGAATCAATCGACACTTTTTGTTCGAGTATTTTGCGTGATTGACATAGGCAAAACCCGCGCGATTCTCCACCGGTCCTTGTGGAAGAACAACAAAATTCCGGCAAATTTCAAGCCCGGCTTGATACTTCGCGTCGTCAATACGTCCGTACATTTGCGGGGAAATCTCCCCGCCAGTAAACGATCTCTGCAGGACCTTAGTTGAAGCCATAAACACCTCCGTCCTGATCGGTGTCAGGCATGAAGACCGTTCGCGCATGTGAACGGCGATTGTTGTTGCGTGCATCAGCTTGCATAGCTTTGCCTAAAGCCTCTTCATAGAGCTTCATGTAATTCGCTGCCATAGTGGCTCCTGAAGAACCTGCGATCATAGGACCGGCGAGATAAGAGGCAAGCAGCCAAGAAAGGGCATCGCAGAAATCTGTAGGGAATGCCTGCGAAGGGACTTCGTCTGACACATAACGAAGCCAAATTGACGGTTCTCTGCAAATAATCACACGAGCATTTTGGAAATTTTCAACGGTGTATTCCGTCAGGCCGCATCGCGATCGAGATTCGCCTGGAATATGCACACTCAAGAGGTTCAAACAGTCTGTTGGGAGCATGAAGGCATGTTCATCTCCTCCAAGAGGCTCCGTTAAAAGTTCTGCTGGAGTCTTGCGCTTGACGGCGAAGCTCCATGGATATTCACGCAGGATTTTGTCCTTGCAGATCGGATAGAAACGCGCACAGTGGTCGGCCTGCGCTGACCCTTCTGGAGGATCAATCGAAGTAAGAGTCGCCTCATCACCTAATCGAGCAAGAGCAACATTGCAGATATCGACTTCAGTAGCCATAGGATCCTCGTAAAACCAACAAAAACGGGGGCCGTAGCCCCCGAGATAAAAGGATCACCTCCTTTCAGACATTCGCTGCGAAGTCGCTAATACGAGCACCGCGTGGCGACGGAGCCTGCAGTGTGATGCCGCAAGTAACATTGCCTTTGAGTGTGCCGGACGTCGCCGCGTTATAGACAGCTTTAAGGTAACGCGGACATGCTTGAGGAAGACGGATGTTCACACCGGCCCCGGCCGTGGTATCAGTGACCGCCGCCGAAGCAACATCAACGAATGTCGTACCATCAACAGATCCCTGAATGGTGACCTTGACGCAACCATGCGTATCTGTATCAAAACGAGCAACAACGAAAAGCTCGTGTTCTGCAACACCAGCCTTACCGATATCGAGAACATTGGTTCCGGTTGCAGAAGCTCCTGAAAGTTTCTGAGTATCCGAGAAGAGAGATTGAGTATCAAGACGCATGAGGCACCTCCTTACTTGATCTGCGCTTCGGTTGTGCTGATCGAATCGGAAACTTCGATCGGAATGTTGAAGAAGAGCGAGCGGAACTGATCTGCAGCTTCAACGATCTTGACAGCGTTGGAGCTCTTCTCCAAGGCGGCAATTTCGAGTGCCGTCTTGACCTCTTCGCAGCAAAACATGTGTACGTTAGTCGACAGGTCGGCAGGAATCTTGTTCTTTGCACGAATGAGGGTTTTAACCAGAACGTCCGAAGTGAACGTGCCGGTGCCGCCGACAAGGTCGGAGATCTTGATATTCGCGACGCGCACAACCCCTCGCCAATCTTCTAAGGCCGTGCCAGCCTGCCACTTATAGTGGTCACGGTAAACCTCATACATGGAGCCATCGGGGAGAGTCTTGGTTTCTTGCCCCTTGTCTGTATGCTGCAGGCCAATCTTTGATCCCTTCGGATAGATGCCGAAGAACTGATCAAGCGAGATGATGAAGATCGATGTGAGATCGTCACCCGTACCGCCAGCATCGATTACGTGCTGTGCTGCCAGAGCACGTTTCGCTCCAGGCAACTGGTTGTAACGTGCAGAAATACCCATAAAACGATCCGGATTGATGTCCGTATCGCCATAGAAAATGGTTTCCGCCATCGTATTACCCATGCCCTGAAAGAATGGCGTCTGTTCAGACAAACGCCACTGAGCAGTGTTGCCGTTGACGTCGGCTAGATCCTTGTCGACCTCGGCATACATTTCGATGTTGCCGCAGGTATCCGTAACCTGTGCAGTCGTGGACTTCTGCGGTTGGACGCCCTGATAGAGCTTGCGGAACGTCGGCTCAGGAATACCCGTACGGATTCCGTGCAGATAACCGTCGGTTTTGTTGCATTCTTTCCAACGCAACAGCTTCAAAATTGGATCGCGCTTAGAAAGCACTTCCGCAATCGGAATAATGTGACCTTCCTGATCAAGGCGAGAAGCCAGATCAACGAGGGTCGGATACTGAGCAACAGGCATGTAGCCTCCTTAGTTCATATTTGAGTTGTAAAAAAACGCCCTAGCCGGATCGGTCGGTGCCGCCGATGACTTCCCCTTCACAACGACGTCGTTGCCGAGAGCTCGGCCGATGTCGCGAAAGGCTCTAATCACTCCCGGATGTTTGTTGAGATGAAGGAACGTAAAGACCTTTTGAGTCTCTTTATCGAGCATTCCGAACGCGCGATTTGCATCAGCGAGCGTCTGCTTCCAGTTGCCCTGCCCGATGTCAGGATCAGCTTTAGCTGCCGCGAGAAATTGAGCACCGAGAGCGTCGCGTTGCTCTGCCTGACGTTGTTCAAGGAGCGGAGACATGCGCTCCACAATCGTTGAAAACGTTTTTTGCGAAAGATTGAGCTCTTTGCAAACTTCGCTCAGTCCATGAGCCGCGCCCTCGTCCAACTTAAAACCTTCCGGCAGATTGAGGTTCTCAGTGCTGTAGCCGCCTTCCGGCGAACCCAGCACATCAACACCAACATCATCTTTGTGCTCGTCTGCACCATCCCCATTTGGAATACCCATACCGCTATCTGAATCAGCGGCGGCGTCGGGAGCTAGTTCAGCCGTCCCCGCGGGCGGCAAATGGGGAGTGCCCGAGTCTGCGGGAGCAGCCGCCGTCGGCGTTTCCTCCAATGTCGATGCGGCTGGAGCTGCAGTTGCAGTGGGTTCATCCATTTCGATGTTCCTTTTCCATTAATTCAAGTAACTCTGGACAAGCGGTTTCGACTCGAGCCCGAACAGCAAGACCGATGTCGCGCTGACCAGAAGCAATCGCCATAGCCAACGGCTGAAGCGAAGTAACGCTCTTCGACATCGAACAAAGTTCGAAGATCCAGAAAAAGGCTCTGCGTCCGCTCTTTGTTCCCATCACAACCTTGAGATCCTGAAGAAGTTGCTTTTCGGCATCCTTGCGCCGTTTCGCACGTTCCTCTTCGATCTCAGGATCAAGTGGATCGAAGTCGTCATCGTGTTCGGGATTCATGGTGCCCTCGAGAGTAGAGGCTTTATGGACACTCATCACAACAACCCCTGTACAGCGGCTTGCTGCAGACCGGCAGAATTGACAGCTTGCCCCAGGTTTTTAAGAACATCTGCCTGATTCATGGCCTGCTGCTGCATTGCGGCTTGTTGTTGCACCTGGGCTCTCTGCTGCCGAATGAGTGCGAGGTTCTTACCTGCAACGATCATGGATGGAGGAACACCGTTCATTGACGAGATTTTGTCAACAGCAATGTCAGCATCGAGCTTGTCCAAGACATCCGGTTTCATCTGAGCAATCAAACCTATTTCTTGAATTGTTTTAGTGATGCCTTGAGCGTCTGCAGTACGCTGTGCCTCAGCAAGCACGGAAATGTACTCGACAGAGAGCTGCTGCCCTTGAAGCATTTCGGGCGGCGGCGGCAACAAATCGTCTTCGATCATGAAACCGAAAACCGTAGCGACCAACGGATCTAGCATTTCGGAGTGCAGGCGCTCGAGTACAGGGCCAAGCATCATGGACTTTTCCTGCTGCAGTGCAGCAACTTCGGTCGCTGTTCTCTGATCTCCAGCCGATGCAGCGATCATTTGGAAGATGTTGACGTAAAAAATGCTCTGAAGCTGCTGCTGACGACGAGCAATGAGCGCCTCAAGGGAATCCACAGAAAGACCTCGTAGATCCCAAGCGGGGCGAACCAACTGTGCATCGTTCGGACCGACGGGGATCAAACCGCCGGGCTGAAGAAGTTGCTCAAGCTGCCCGGTATAAGTCATGGGATAGACCATTGCCGGATTTGTGCTCTTATCGACGAGTGTTGCCTCTCGAGTCGCGAGTCGTTGCAGCGACTTCGAGAACGACAGTGCTAGCGAACCGGGACCATGACCATAAACTGAGTTGGCATATGTCATCCAGCGCGGACAAAGCGCGGGGAATTCATCGAATCCCGCCTCAGACAGAATCTTCTTGTCAGCACCTTCTTCAAAGTAGATAGAGCGCCACGGTTTATTGAGACCGTCTCGCTTGTGAGCGTCGCGATCGAACCGAGGTTCGATGGCATGAATCACATCAACACGATGGAACGGATCGGTTCGATAGAACGAACTTACATCAGCACTTACGGCATCAATACCCCACTGATCGACGAGCTGTTTGGCTGTCATGCTCAATCGCCGATACATGGTATCAATGCGCCCGTAGGCGTCATCGGCCAACCAATACTCACCAATCGTCAAGTTCTGCAGAGCAATGGTATCTGTCGGATGCCGTTGACAAATCGTGCATGCAGTGCCGAAAACCGGCAACTCAATGTAGGATTTATGCAGAGCTGAATAAACCTCTGACTTTGCAAATAACAGAAGCATCTGCTTCTGAACGTCGTCAAGCCATTGCCGAACATCGGGTTCTTCATCCAGCTTCGGATCTTTGGTAGTGAGTTTCAACCAAGGCCTTGCGGGTGAAGAAACGCCAGAATAGAGCCCGGACGAAAGCATGTCGGCGTACTGGATTGGCGTTGGGTCTACGATCTTGCGATGACGTCGCCAACCCTCATAGGGCTTCTCCCCCTCAAAAACCCCTGCCTGCGGCAAGATGAAATCTCGGATATCTCGCCACAACGGCTCCCAAGTAGCCCTCTCTTCCTTGAGCTGACTAAAGCGCTCGAAAACTTTACGCGGTTCGACGCGAGCCATGTTTAGGCACCCAGAAGCGTGTTGCCCTTGCCCAGCCGATTCGGATCGACCGGAGCACCTTGAGCACCCGAAAGCGAAGTATTGCCAAGACCGCTTGTTGTATTACCTTCAAGAAGCGCAGCAAGATCAGCCTGCTTCTGATTGGCCTTATTGCGCGCCTGATCTTCATTCTGCTGAGCCCTCTTTTCGGCCTCGAGCTGATCTTTGGCTAAATTTTCAGCACGGTCGTTCGCGCGCTTTTCCTGATACGAATCGTACAAACCGAACAAACCGCCGGTAATCGCGCCCCAAACTGAGCTACCCATTAGAGCCTCCTGATGAAAGTGATGAGCGGGACGGGATACGAATCGGAGTGCCGCTTGGCAAGTGCCGTTGCGAGTGACGAACCAACGGCGCTTTGCCATTGAAAAGCAATGCAACCACGCTGCTTAGCCTCTCTCTCAGCAAGAACGATCAAACGACCACCGACACCTCGAGACCGATAGACCTGCATGCAAAAGATCGTGTCGTTCGTTGCAAACAGTCCCGTTGTCTGTGGATGCACTGAGATAAAGACTGAACAGAGCCCCACCGGCCGCTCTCCGTCGAAGGCCACAAGCGAAAAACTCAGACCAACAGCATCAAGCGCCTCATAAACGGCATCGTTTAGTACCAGCGGGAATCCTTTCAGTCCGGATTCCGCAAAGTTGTGCTGAATTAAATCCGCGCAGAGTTGCCTCGCTTGAAGCAATGACATCGTTTCGTATCTCATGCCGGCAGTGTCGAGGCACGACATGAGGCTTTATGGACGCGCTACATGCTGCGCCACTCATCGTCGAAAGCTCGTTCCGGATCATAAGGACGGCGGTTATTCAGCATCTTCGCAAGGTGTGGATCCATTTGTGGAGGTACTGGCGCCGCGAACGTCAAAGCCAGAGCATCAGCCATATCAGGTGAACGACCAATGCGTTCTTTGATCTTGTCTTTGGGTTCAAGGATCTTTGTGCCGCGGGTTGTAAAACCGTATGTAGGTGCGGCCAGATCGGCCTGCAGTATTTCGTCTGGAGGAATTGCTCCGCCCTTATCCAGCCACTGCTTCATCTCCCACCACATTTCCATGCGGCGATTCTCGAAGATGTCTTTACGCGGCCCTTTACCGCCAAAGTAGACCTCGGCAACATTGAAACGCATTTGCCGGAGACGATCGATGACGCCGGTGCCTTCGCCTGCATCAATGAAAACCTGTGCCGGGTTGTGCTGGGCGATCTGAATAGCAACACGGTCTGCTACTTCCATGTTGTCAAGTCCACGAATGACGATCGGCGGGAAAGCCACGAGCCCCTGCCGTCGGAAGATCACGGTGGAATCAGAACCAAAGCGAGCGACGTCGACACCGAGCACAACAGGCGCAGACGAGTAATCACGCTCAGCGTAATGCCTGCCTGCAGCAGCTCGAACCGTGTCAATGCTGATCAAATTGTCATCTGACGCAGCATTGAAGTCGCACAGGAACTCCTGCCGGTACTCGTTCTCAGACATTTCCTTGCGCAGGCTATCGAGCTCCTTCTCTGGAATAACACGCGTTTGTTCAACACCGTAGACCATAGCCTTCCACTCTTTCTCGCCTTTAGCCTCTCGTGCTAGCGCTAAGTCATACATCTGGCTGAACAGATTGATGCCCTTCGGCGTTCCAATGAAGACTGCCCACCCCTTGCGGTCGGCTAAGGCCGGACGGATGATCTCGCCCCAAACTTCAGGCTTCATCTGCGCTACTTCATCCATCACTACGCCATCAAAATAAAGCCCTCGCAGAGCATCGGGGTTGTCCGCGCCAAAGATGCGAATCGTCGCTCTGTTGGGCAGGATGATCGATAGCTCGCCCTCGTTGATCTTGCAGTACGGTATCGACGACGTGTAATGCTTGAGGTAGGACCACGCAATAGCCTTCGCCTGCACACGAAACGGTGCTATGTATGCGTAAAAACCACGCTCCTTGCCATCAACAATGGCGCGTTTAATTAAGTGATTGACCGCTAGAACCGTCTTCCCCATTCGACGATGCGCAACCAGAACGCAGAAGCGATGAGCATCAAACCTCCGATGGATTTCGTCCTGAGGATAACGCGGCCAATATGGAATTTTGACAGCAGTCTCAGTCACGTCTCAGTGTCCTCTTTTTTAGCCGCGGCGGCCCGATCCCAATAGAGCCTCAAGCCGCCTTCAATTTCTGACGCAACTTTCTCGACAGGCTTTTCGCCAACGGTATCGCGAATGGCGACAAATGCCTTGACATCACCGGCAAGTGCAGCTTCAAGCATGGACGCAACGACAGCCTCACCGTAAGTGCCTTCGCCCTCACACTGCTTCATGAGCGCAATTTCCAGAAGCTCTTTGAAGGTCTTACGTCGACGCCGGGAAACTCCAGATGCACGACCTGCCTTTTTCGCATTTTCTCGGCGTTCACTCGGCGTTCGTTTCGAATTTGGGATCAAATTGCTTTCGTTTGCCATCACACTTTCTTCCTCTTCCAATTTGTCGGAGTCTTGCCTCTGAGAACGCCATGACAAACAGCCCAAACGGTCGATTTGGGCATCTCCATCTTTATGGCAATACAAGCGACGGTAAAGCCGGCATCCCAAAGAGCAAGCACCTCATCAATTTCAGCATCGGTATAGATCGCTCTATGGTGATACTGACCAATGCTGTCCCCTTTAACGCCTACAGGCACCATTTCAGTTCTTCCGGAAGAACTTCGGCCACTGAGCTTTGACGACCAAGATTGCATTCTCAATTTCGCGGCGACGATCGAACGATCCTGGCTTGAACAGTTTTGCTTGATAGGCTGCATTGACGAGTTTTTGCACCGCGAGCGGCGGGAGGAACTTTGAGACGCCGAGTGGGACTGTGGGCGGAGGAGTACGTTCATTTGTTTCTTCTTTGTCATTCATTTGGCTCCTCCCAATCCAGTTCAATCAACAGTTTTCCGGGAGCTTCGTCTGGATGCCAAACCTGTTCTCGGAAATGGAAAAGATGGTCATTAACATTGAGTGCTTCAGCGATACCGTCGAAGTAAGACTTGCAGTTTGCAATCAAGTTGTCTTCATCCCGATAACGAAGAATTGGCGGAATGGGACAGAGACGAAGGTTCATCGTCGTACCCGCAAGCAAACGAACAGGCTGTCCCTTCAAGGCTGTCTTAGTAACGATGAATGCCTGCATCTTTGTGGATTTAAAAATTCGAGCCTTTGAAAACCGATCAATGCGACCATTAGGTGAAAGTGCTCGGTTGGGCCATGGCAATTCAATGGTGAGTGTTCTTTTGGTCATTTACTTTTGATGGACCTCATCCAGACAGTGAAGCGAGTGCGTTGAGCCTTAGCGAGCTTGCGTCGTCCTTCACGCTTTTCAGCATCAGACTCGGGTTCAAAGAAAGGACAAGATCCTGCAGCTTCGACAGATCGAAAGCGCGCGTAGGTTTGTCCTGGTTCTCGATGAGCGCACTCGACAAGCCCACGAGCGAGCATTCCCCACTGTCCAACTTGCAGTTGGAGATACTCGGTTTTTGGCTTTGGACCAAGCGGCGCGATGTTGCGACAATCGAAACAAAGGGGCATGAAGTTCCTTTTGTAGGAACCTCCGTGGGATGATTGAGGTATCTCACTTCCATCAATGCACCCCACGGAGGGAAAACAGATGATTGAAATTGACGTTGCGATCGGCGACCAAACGGTCTATGAAGCCACACTGAAAAATGGTTCGAAGCACTGTTTCCGTTGTCCAGGACAGAACAATGACCATGGACAGAAAAACGAACTTATTGCGATCTGGACGGACAGAAATGACCAAATCGTGCGCTTCACGGAACTCGAGGAGATTGAATCGCTCACGGCGCGTCCGGACATTGCTGTTTCTCCTGATGCGCTCCGACCAGACCGGGTTGAGGAGTTGCTATACACGACGAAGAGGCCGGGTGAAGGGAGCCACGGGATTGTGTATATGCCCCTAAATCTCCTGCGATGAGATAACAGCTGAAGTTCGGGAAGCGATTGTGTCGGGCACACCGAGCGATTGAACTGAAGAAATCGCCCTCCCATCCAAAGGGGGCAGCTGCATCGAGCGGAGATGTCTGCTCGAGATTTGCGGGGAGTTCGCAAACAACTGAGTTCCCCGCAGCTATTTCCCATTGGTTGAGGAAACGAGCCATGGAGTAAGCGCAGCGGATAAGGTCGAAGAGATCAGCCAGATGGTCGACCGTAAGCGACAGTCGTGGACGAACACCGGTGAAGTCGACGTTGACGGACGCAGAAGAATTGCGTGCAAAGAGATGAAGGAATCGAAGGCGGGGAGCTTCATCATCCGAAAAGATTTCGCCGCTGATCTCGATGTCGTTGAGTTTCATTTCGTTTCTCCTCTATGAAAATCCTCGTCGCGCTTACGCGGGGCAGCTGAAGACTCGACGAATCCGATGAGGATGGAATCGATCTCACCGCGGAGGCGGTGCACGACATCCACAACAACGGGGACCTCGGGGAAGACTCCGATCGTGGTGTTCTGTAGAGCCTCGTCTAGTTGATCAAGACTTCGGCGGGCGGCGATAATGCCCTCACCGGCGCGAAGGAGAGCCTTGTTGCGGTTGTTCACCCAGTCGGTTTTCGAGAAAAGCGTTTTCATTGGGAATTCCTGAGTTGAGAAAAGTAGCATTCACCTGCCCACACTGCGGGGCCTACAGCACCACGGAGCCAATTCCAGTTGCGAAGGAGCTTTACCATCCGAGGCGGATTCGGAGTCTGATAGTCCCGTTGAATGACGATGCCGAAGTGGGCGCTTCGGACTTCGTGAAGTGGTACGACCTTAATAAGTTGGGCATCACGCAGTGCGACGCTTGTGGCGGCGTTGTCCTCTGGCTGCGCAACTCTTTGGTCTGGCCGGTGAGTTCGGGGATCAGACCTGCGGAGCGCATGCCCGAAGACGTGCAGAAGCCCTTCTTGGAGGCGCAGTCGATTGCGGGCGCGTCGCCGTGGGCTGCATGCGCACTGCTGCGCATAGCCCTTGAACGGTTGGTCGATCACCTCGGCGGCGAAGGGAAGAACCTTTACGACCGAATTGAAAATTTGGAACTGCCAACCGACGAGAAGCCGATCTGGGATGCGGTGCGAAAGTTGGGCAACGACGCGGCGCACGAAGGGCTGTTCCCGTACAACTCGGAGGAGCACGCGGAAGTACCCGCCGTGATCTCGCGATTCATCAACCTTCTGGTTGAGAGGCACATCAACTCGGTGGGAGAGGCGGCGGACATCCTCGAAGCGTTGAAGTCGGCAAAAAAGGAGAGCTGACGTCATTTCTCCTCCTTCGCACGGGTTCGATAATCCTGCCAATCGAAAGCGAGACACTTTCCGCCGTCGCGAAGGCGACTCACTGCTGCGTCACTGAGAACACTGGTGAGTGACGCGCCATTGGAGCTTGCGAGAGGCAGGTTCGAGATCACGATTGTCGGCCGACAGCGCTTGTAGCGACCGTCGATGATTTCGAAAAGACGATCTGTACCATGCGCCGAAATAGGACTTCGACCGATCTCATCAATCACGAGTACGTCTAGATCGACATAGGCACGGATGAGATTCGCCGCATCGCCTTTAGAACGCCCTTCTTCGTCCTTCCCGTACGTGTCATAAATCTCAGAAAGAAGCAATCCGCAATCGACGATCTTTGCGACGAACCCTTTGCGCAGGGCTCCCATCACGATGGCCATCCCGAGATGAGTTTTCCCGGCACCAGTCTTACCGACGAAGATGAGCGACTTTCCGCGCTTTACACTTGTCTCAATGTCCTCACCCCAAGCAAGAACTGCGTTCTTGACCTCTTCCATCTTGGTGTTGAAGGTCTGCCATGCTGTTACCGTCATGCCTTGAAAACGCGGAGGGATTTCAAGTGCAAAGTGCTGCGCGAGGAACTTCTGCCGAGAACACTCAGGACATGCGGCGAAGTGGAACACGCCTGCGTCATCGACCCAGTAGGACCGGTATCGACCATGACGCGGACACTCGCTCCATTCGCTCTGAAATCTCGAGTCAGTCGATTCCTGCGGTGTAGTCAATTTCTGCTGTGTTTCTTGCGCCGAAGCCCGCATAGCCTTGATGCGGCCGACCATTTGTGAAAGTGCTTGCATTTTTTCTGTACCAATCAGCCTTAAAGCCTTGATATCCGTTAGCGACTGAGAAAGAAACAGCTTCTTCAAAAGAGATGCCGGCCTTTTGAGCTTCGGCTCGGAATGTGTTGATGGTTGTGGTGTTGAGGGGAGCTCGCTTTGCTTTCCGGAGCTCTAACCAGTCCTGCCAAAGTTGCTCGGGAAGATCGTCAGGCCTCTCGACAGTCGCAAACGAAGTGCGAGCCTTTCGTGGCTTCTTCTGTTTTTTCTCAGGAGGACTTTCAGAAGTTGCTTCGGTTTCGGATACAACTCGTGCTGCCTCGTTGAAAAGTTCGTCGTCAAACGGAGGCTCTTCGCATGTGTGTGTGCTACTACTGTTTCTCTTCTGTTTAACTTCTGTTTCTTTCTGTTTCTCGACCCCTCGGTGGGGGCTACCCCTTTCCACGGTGGGGCTTACCCCCGCTATGGGGTCAACCCCGTTGCGATGGGTAGCGTCTGTTTTGGGAGCGGCCCCTGAAAGCCCAGGAAAGCTATATTCGTTGTGCCATCCACCCTCAATACCCTTGGCGGGTTGCTTCCTGTGCGGCACGCACTCTGATTTAATGAAACCCAATTCACGCAATCGCGCGAGTGCTCGATCTACGCGTTTTACAGTGCATGGGTCATCTTCAGATGAGAAGTACTCAGCAATCGTTTCGCGTGAAGGAAAGCACTTTCCGTCGGCTTCGTTCATGCAGTCAGCCAAATAGGCAAGAACAGCCTGAGCGAAACCGCCGGCACGGAGATTCTTTTTCACGTAATTGAGGGCAAGCATGCTCACGTCCAGTCCCTTTATTTGACTTCAGCTATGAGCGCCTGTGCTTGTTCTAGAAGTTTCTGATTCTTCAACCTCTCTCGCAGGAACTGCAGGCGTGCATGGGGAATACCGTATCGGCGCCACTGGCTAACCGCTGCGGACGAAACTTCGCAAATGCGACTGACAGCACCCGTGCCTCCCATCTGGTCGATATACAGACACGACTGCTCAGGTGAAGCCCTCTTAATTTCTCTTAAAGTGTTCATGCTTAAAAATGGCAATTTTGCTAAGTCATTTTAAGCAATATACTAAGCTATCTTAATTGTTGCGTCAAATTAATCCGGAGGCATAAAGATGTAAGCTCGCTTAACAGGAGTAAGCAATAAATGGCACCAGTAGACAGCACACTTTCAGCTCGTCTTGCATCGCTCTTCGATAAAAGCACTGGCAAGACTCAAGCAGCCCTTGCCCGCTACTGCGGGGTATCCACGTCTGCCGTTAATCAATGGACGAAATCCGGCAAGATCTTTGACAGCAATCTGCGTAAAGTCGCAGAGTTTTTTGGCGTCTCTCAACGTTGGCTTCAAACCGGTGAGGGAGAGAAGACTGCACAAGTTCTGTCATACGGCGTTGGCGATAAAATTCCTGACGGATTCGTCGCAATTCCCGAATACAGACTTGAATTTTCAGCGGGTTCCGGCAGTGAGCCCACCTGGGAATTGATACACGACAGTGAAGATTGCTGGTACCGGGAGTCGTTCTTCCAGAAGAGGCATCTGCTACCGAGTCAATGCAAAAGAGCGAAAGTCTGCGGAAATTCGATGGAACCGGAGCTTCAAAATGGAGACACCATCCTCTTTGAAAGCTTCACCGAGACTCGGCCCGGTTGCGTTCATATCTCTGACGGTGGAATTTATGTACTCACCATTGACGGGGAGTACCGCATCAAGTACCTTTCCAAGATTAAAAACGGATTACTCGTCTCATCTGAGAACTCCGCTTACCGTCCTGAAGAATATGTGGGTGATGAGTGCGACCGACTTAAGATTCTAGGCCGCGTACTGGAGGTTAATCGAAGTCTTTGAGAGTTATACTGCCCGCATTGGGCGGGCTGTATAGAGCTTTTCAGATTGACAGCCGACAAAATCCACCTGACAATTAGATCAATAATAAAGATCAATGCCTAAACCCATCCTAACTCCAAAGACGTTGAGCGCTCTGTCGCAGGGCAATTTCTACAAAATCATTACGACAGAGGAGTATTCCACTTGGAAGGCCGGGCTACGCGACGCTGTAGCACTACGCGCAATTCGCGCCAGAGAAACCCGCATCGCAGCAGGTCTTTGGGGAGATGTAAAGCGCATAGGTAAGATTTCAGAACTTCGTGTGGATGTCGGGCCTGGTTATAGAATCTACTTTACAATTCGCGGTACGGAAGTCATCCTCCTTCTACTCGGCGGGAACAAGCGAACCCAGCAAGCAGATATCGCTAAAGCTCAGAGTATGGCAGACATGGATATTGAGGAAGAGCAATGACAAACACCATAAAAGTCAAACCGTATAATCCTGTCAACGAACTGCATTCAGACGATGAAATCATTGATTTTCTAGTCGATTGCTATAAGGAAGACTCGGAAGGGCTTACTCTCGCTCGCGGGATGGCCTTCGCGATGGACTCCATTGGAGAACCCAAGACCGCCTTACTCATGATTTACGTGGGAATGCGACTTGGCCGAGAGGCAGCCGCACAAGATAAACGCATTAACTTCTCACGTTCAGCTCCCGCTATTTGAACTTTCGCAGTTTCAATGCTATAGCTCATAGCAAACAAGCCCCGACGCTCCGCGCTGGGGCTTTTTCGTTGCCCTATAAATTAAGTTAACTTAACAGTTGATTGATGGAAATCAATTGTTAAGCGCTAAGCTATAATTTATTTAACTTGCCTTTTACGCTAAGCTTGCTTAATATTTTAATTAAGCAATCGGCAAGATCGATTGCCTTTCCTCCGCGTTAGCGGGGCACGCGACAGTGAATAGCTGGAGCGGCAGACGGAAGGCCGTAAGAAGGTGCGGAGCCAGTACCTCCGCGCCGAGCGCACAAAAGCGCAAAGGCTTAAGGATGCAGTGTCGACCGAGCGGTCTGAAGATCTACGGATCCTCACCCGCCCGGCCGAAAAGGCCAACCGTTGCGCCTTCTCATGAGGGCGCAACCATGGGTCTTTTCAGGAGATGAATATGAACATCAACCCTAGTCGCTACCTTGAACTGAGCATACCTAAGCGCAAGTCGGAAGCTCGGCAAGCTTTCGATGTACTTCTGGAAGTCACTTGCGCGTTTGTATCAGGAAAGAGTCACCCTCTCTACAACGAGAGGATGGGGCGCCCGTTCAATCAACCGATCTGCGAAAAAGACGTGCAGGACACTCAGGCGGCTTTGGACGCCGCCTTAGGCTCTCTGCGTGAGGAGCTTAGTGCTGTTCGCGAAGTCTGCGGCGTTCCTCCTCCCAAAGCGCCACTGTTCCTCTTGCGGCATGCCAAGCCTCACGAAGCTTGTTGAGGTTCCTCGTCCAAGCTTCGCGGTCGTCTACGACTTCTTCAAGCTTCACCGCTCCGCCCTGAACGAGCCCAATGTACATCAGCTCCTGCAACGAGAGCGCTTCTGGTTCAACACCTTCATAAGCAGCCTTTCGTTCAATCATCTTTTCCCTCCTTGAGTTGAGTTCATCAATTGTCGAAAGGAGTCCGACAACTAGATGATCGCATCCAAGGAGGGAAAAGGCCAATTACTGCGTCTGTCTTCCCTGGCGCAGTAGTGAGTCTTTTAAGAGGACTATTTAATGATTCAACACGACAGTGACTGCGCGATACACAACGAACCTGCCGATAAGGCAGGTTCTTGCAACTGTGGGTTCAACGCTAGACGTGAAGGCCGATGGCTGACATTCCTTTATCAGCGGGGTTGTACCCATCTCGCACGCCTGAGAACGTCGTTGGGGTCATGGTTATTCCAACAATTTTGTCAAGCGAGAACAAATGCCATCCAGGCACTCTGCCTGATTGGCTTCCGCCTCCTGTTTGGAAACCACGCAATGCAGGACGCCCTGCCGTGGTGGTACCAATCAAGAAAGGCTCGACAATTCGAGGAAGACCATCGTAATGGAAAGTAACGACACGTCTTGACCTGATTGCATCTTCAAGAACTGAAACCATCTTTTCTCTCCTTGGGTTGAGTTCATCAATTGTCGAAAAGGAGTCCGACAACTAGATGATCGCACTCAAGGAGGGAAAAGGCCAATCGAAGCCTTCTCCAGTACACAACACTACTTATCGCATTGTCGACAATGTTTTTCTAGGTGATGTAGCTCGTTTCAGTGCTATAGCTTGTAGCGTTGTGATCTCTGGCGTTTTGCCGCTTTTGGGATGCAATATCGACGCAGCGGGCGCCTACATTGCAACCCGCCACCAACTACTGGCCTCGACGCTAAAAAAGCGTCGGGGCTTTTTTTGACACGCGCCTCCAGATCGAGTACTCTTCCCGTGTCAGCGCGAAAGCGGCGCTGATCGGGATTGGCGTCCCGAAATGCATAGGCGCTCAGCGCCGATCGTTCTTACGAGCGGCTTTTTTATTGAGCGCAAAGGGTGTAACTCGCGGTTACCCCCTTGCAAGCCTCTGATTTACGGCGGGGCTTGCGGGCCTCTCACGAGGGCCGGCTCCTATGCATCGGTACGCCAACCCGCAAGCTCTGCCGCCACGATTGGCGTCGTGCGGCAGGTCCACAACCTGCATAGGAGGCTTTCATGCAAGCCCTCAGCTTCTCGTTCGAGAACAACGCCGTGCGCACGCTCGGCACACCCGAAACCCCGCTTTTCGTCGCTCTGGACGTTTGCGGCGCCCTCGGTCACACCAATCCGCGAAAGGCCATCAAGGACCACGTCGACCCCGAAGACCTGATCAAGGTCGAAATCGAAACCAACGGCGGACGCCAGACGGTCAACGCCGTGAATGAAAGTGGCCTCTACGCCCTGATCTTCGGATCAAAGCTCGATACCGCCAAGCGCTTCAAGCGCTGGGTCACTTCTGAAGTCCTTCCGGCGATTCGCCGCACGGGACGATACGAAACAGCCCAGTCCGCGCTCATCTCGACTACAGAGCAGTACGAGATCCGCAAGGCCATCAAGGCGCGAGCAAAGAACAGCTCTGTTCACTACCAGACGGTCTACAACGCTCTTTACGACTACTTCAAGATCGCGAGCTACAAAGACCTAAGACACGATCAGATGAAAGCTGCACTCACGCTCATCGAGACATGCACACTTAAGCCGCAACTTCCGGCGCCGACGCTTGCGGAAGGCTCAGTCATCTTGTCCGCTCAAGAGGCCGAAGCCCTGCTCACATTCATCTATTACGTGAGATTTCTCTTTGCTGACGTCTTTGGAAAGCTTGACGGCCTTTTGCGCATAGTTGATTCACCTTTGGCCGGAAGCTTTTGGGACGCTTTCCATGAAGTTTCTTGGGGTCGCATCCTAGAAATTCTTGCCAAGCACGGGCACGACATCAACGACATGCCCTGCTATCAGCACTGGTCTTCCTGCCAACCCAAGCGCAAAGCCGCGTAAGCAACCACTTTTCTTAATTGGCCTCGGCACTCACCTGCCGGGGCTTTTTCTTTTTCCGAGAACGCCATGACGTTGAAAAAACTTCTCGGCCACAACGAAAGAACGGGCTTCAGCGAAACCTCAATCATCATCTGCGCCGTTCTGACTGGCGCCGGTATCTGCGCTCTCGGTATCTCACTCTGCCTGCTCATGCGGTGGGCGGTCCTGAATGGGTATGTACTTTTTTAGGAGTTCAGTCGATGAACGTTAAAAGCATCTCCGCGGCGCTGAACTGTTTAATCAGAAGCGTTGCTCTTACTTTCGTCAATGACAACCAAAGCCTCGAATTGGCAACCAAAGCAGCTGTCAGCCGTCACGGGCGTGAGGCAATCGTTATGTACCAGTGGTACAGCGCATGTGTACAAGAACCATCGCTCGATGATTTTGAAGTTTGGCTAGCAAAACAAGTCGAAAAGCATCCGAACTTCAAAAAAGAAGTCGCATCCTGGCGCCAGTATTTTCACCGTCGCCCTGAAGAACAGGAGGCGGCATGAGCGTTCCGGCACGCATCACAAAAAAGTAAAGCCACACGCCGTAAAGAGCGTGAACGCAAAGCCCAAAATCGCACGGCTACGACCACCACAAAAACGGTCATCGACTACATCTTTGCTTTCATCAAGAGATTAAAGCTATGACATGGAACTATCCCGACGGCTTCGATCCTAGCTGCCTAGATCGGAAGTTTGATCTTGAATCTGATTCAGATGAATTGGCGAAGCAAATTCTAGAGAACAAAGGTCAAACAGCCGTCTGCACACTATTTGATGCCGTCGAATACCTCTACGACTTCTTCAACAACTCGCCGATACCACCAGCCTTCTTGGAAGAATTTGCCCAGAAGACCAACCACAAAATTAACAACCTTCGGTCTTAACTAGCAGACGACAAAACTATGACAGACCTAATCGACAACTCAAATTTCATCATTGCTCAGATTAAAGAGCGAGCAGCTAATACTCCACGGATCGTATCTCCACGCTCGCGGAGATTTACAAAAGAGTTCCGCGAAATCATCAAGGATGCTATCAACGCTGACATTCCCTTGCCCCGAATTGCCGAGATCTTATCGGTCAGCGTAACGCACCTGAAAAGGGTCCGCGATGAGATGCATGGCATCCCTCGGTCTGATCGAGGAGAACACTCACCGAGAGAGACCTGGAAGAGTTCTTTCAGAAAAATCAGAGAACTCATTCAGAGTAGCCATACAAACACCGTCCTAGAGGATTTTGGTAGGTACACGATAACGTGTTATGACGACAGAGGGTTGCAAATCGCTCGCCTTCTCGTTGATATGCCGAAAGAAGGTAATGAAACACTGGTATGCCTCATATCCGAGCATGGGAAAAAAGAATTTTTCTTCACTTATCCAGCTGTCAAAAAGTTCTTTGAAGACTATGTGAGTTAACCCATGAGTAAATCAATTTCTCAAATTGACTGGCTAAAAGAACGTCAAAAAGGCATCGGCGGGTCCGATGTCGCTGCGATTCTTGGCATGTCTCCTTGGCGCACTCCTTACCAAGTTTGGGAAGAGAAAACGACGCCAATAGATGAAACCGCAGCAGAAGATGATCGCCCTGCGCTTTACTGGGGACGTGTTCTGGAAGCACCTATTCGTCAGGCATATGCAGACAAAACGGGGCGCACGGTTACGAAGCCCGCAGAGGCATTTGTGAGCTCGAAATACCCTTTCATGCGCGCAAATCTTGACGGAATCGCTGATGACGGCCGGGTGGTTGAGTTCAAGACATCGTCTAAGTCTGATGGGTGGGGTGAGGTTGGAACAGATGAAATCCCCGACTACTACATGACGCAGGTTCAGCACTACCTTGCTGTAACGGGCGTCAAGACTGCTGACGTCGCAGTGCTGATCGGCGGAAACGACTTCAGGATCTATACGGTCGAAGCCGATGAAGAACTTCAAGCGTTGTTGATCGAGCGTGAAAGCGAATTCTGGGCATTGGTTGAGTCCAGGACTCCGCCTGACTTGACTTCAACAAAAGATGCAGCTCGACGTTACCGCGTTGCGACGGCAAAAAAGGCTGTTGAAGCAACTGCTGGAGATGTCGTTGACGCATGGACCAAATTGTGCGCGATTAAAGAACAGAAGAGTCTGCTTGATGCGAAAGAAAAGACGTATCAACTGCGAATCATGGAGTTCATGCAGGATGCGGTTTCGCTGAAAAGGGACGGCAAAACGATTGCCTCATGGTCTGCTCCTAGCTCACGCAAAACCATCAATTCCAAGAAACTCAAAGAAAAGTTTCTTGACGTCTACAAAGCCTGCACGACGGAATCTGCGCCGTCTCGGGCGTTCCGAATTTACCCTGCGAAGGATTAAAAATCATGACCACTCAAATTGTTGAGCCGATCCCGGTAAAAACTGTCGTGAATCCCTTCACTGCAACTGGCGCTGAGGTATCGACACCTACTGCCAACAATCCCTTGGCTGCTACAGATCAAGCACGAGCGATTGCCGAGGTGCAAGCGGCGCTTGTGGTGGCACGCATGAACCCCCGCAACCCCATCGTTGCTATGGATCGCATTCTCAATGCGTGCAGTCGCCCTTCGCTGGCCAATTCAGCCGTTTACGTTTATACCCGTGGCAGCAATACTGTCAGCGGCCCCTCAATCAGACTCGCTGAAGCCCTTGCGCAAGCCTGGGGAAATATTCAATACGGCATCCGCGAGTTGTCGCAAAAGGATGGCGTTTCCACGGTAGCCGCTTTCGCGTGGGACGTAGAAACCAACACGCGACGCGAAGTGGTTTTTCAAGTCACATTGAAGCGCGATACAGGTAATGGCAGCTATCAGCTTACAAAGAATCGAGATATCTATGAACTCGTCGCAAATCAAGGTGCTCGTCGACTTCGCTCATGCATCCTGTCTGTTATTCCAGGCGATGTAACCGAAGCGGCGCTAAGTCAGTGCGAAGCTACTCAAAGAGCAAACGTTGACATGACGGCTGAGGGCATCAAAGGTCTTGTGGAGACTTTTGCTAAGTTTGGCGTATCCAAAAAGCAGCTTGAAGATCGTATTCAACGCCGCATAGACTCGATCCTTCCGGCACAAGTAGTCAACTTGCGCAACATCTACAGAAGTCTTCGAGATGGTGTGAGCACGCCCGAAGATTGGTTTGCTCCGGAAACTTCTGCAAATGCATCTGCAAAAAAAGGCGCAGCCGGACTTAAAGACAAGCTCAAGAAGAAAGCCGCGGTCCCCGCACCGTCTTCGACTGTTGAAACCACTGCCACCTCTTCCGAGGCGGTTGCAGCAACGCCGATCGCAGCTGACGATCAGCCTGATGCAGGATCTGATGAACCGGAGAGCGTGAATCCATCCGCCGATCTTTTCGGCGCTGCACCGGCCACTGGAATGCCGCCGGCTCCTCCTGCTGAAGAGGATCCGTGGCTCACAGAAATGAAGGCCGCCGAGGCTGCTCAAGCAGCAGGCGACTGAGCGCTTCAAATTTTCCGCCCTGCTACTTGAGGCGAACGTAATGACTTCCCGGGCGGCGGGGCGGATTCCTAATTGGGGAAATCGGGTGACGCAGATATTCCCGAGTTTCGCAGACCCTTCGGCGAAATCACACAAGGGCGGGCATCTGCATGGCAGGCAGGCATACGATGCCGACTCCAACCCGCCCTCCCCGATCCACATTCTGCAAAAGAAGACGCGCCGAAAGGCGCAAAGGCGAAATCATGGAAGAAGACGATATGTTCTCAGATGACCGCGATTTTCGCGTGACGCATAGAGTATTAGCACGCCGGGTAGGCGTTAAACCTGATGAGCTCCTGGATATGCTTGAAACCCTGGATATTTGTAGCCTAGGGTTGATCAAAATGCGCGGCGGCCTTTATTTTACTGAGAAGCAGGCGGAAATCATTGTTCATAACTTTGACTTCGTTCGCCGGATGCACGTGGACTACATCGCAGAAATGGCTCAAAAACGACTTCTTAATCGCGGGCTAGCAGGATTTACATTCTCAGAAGAGGGGATTTCTCAGTACGTTGCGGACATGGTTGACCTAGCGAATGATCTTAAAAAGATATCTAGAAAATATCGCGCCATTCCCACTGGTGGCTCGGTTAGCTTCTATAGGGAACCGCCCTCGCTTCGTAAAGACTTTCGAGAGATCGTCAAAGAAGCCATGTTCAAAGATAACAAACTGGTCAGAAAAAACAGGGATTCATTGCCACGGGATCTTTATCTCGCCTGAATTTCCGCAGCCCCGCTCCGCGCGGGGCGCATTGAAGGACGCCTCAATCCGGGGCGCCGCTCAATACGAATTAACACCAGAAGCAGAAATCATGGAACTTAACGAAATCGACCCAATGGAGCTCCTCGGCCTCCCCCGGCGTGCACAATTGGTGCTGGCGCTGACGCCCGCCGAGACCGGAACCGACCGCCCATTCATCATCGCCAGATCGGACCCCGGCTTCGCCTTCTGCTCGCTCTCCCCATCCTTTTTCAATATTCATTTTTGAGCGCCTTGTTCTTCTTGGTACAGCATACCCGCCGTTGCATGGCGCTCAGCAATGGTTTCGTTGGATCAAGGATATGGTGAAGGTAGATGATATCTATCACTAAGGGAATGCTGTAATCGTCATGTTTTTTCTTGATTTTCCTAAAGAGTTAGATAGGGCATCATGGTATACGCGATTAGCCACAATGTCGGCCGCCCTAACGAGAGTATTTGTTTTGGAATCAACCAGCGAGAGAGTAACTTGTTGAATGTTGCGAAAAATTGGCGGATGCCATTTTGTCCATTCAAAGTTGAATGTTCCAAACTTGAACTCTTGCTCTAAGGATTCCCGTAATTCGTATCGTCCATCAGTAGCAGTAGCATGCTCATCTACGCAAACAGACAGACAAGTCACATCATCGGCATTTAACAGGTTGTTCGCTATTAATGCTTGAAACTTTCTTTTCAGCGAAATCTTGTATACGTAATCGAGATATCTTTGTTTGCTCTTTTTGTTTGCAAAGATATTTACGTTTACCAGATTTTGGTGGACAACCCCTCCAAAAAGCTGCGTCCCGTTCAGGGAGCGAAACAATCTTGCCTTTGCTTTATTGCTTAGTACAGTAGCCTTCGCTTCATCAGAAGCCTGAAGATCCTCGTGTATCTTTACGTCCCGCTCAATAGATAAATACTTTCTTTGCAAATTCTCGCGCTCTTCGTTAGAGAAGAGGATTAATCCGCCGTATGTGTAGACAGAATTGTGAGCAACGTCAAAGACGCCGGATTCGTCGGAGGCAACAAAAATTTTCATGCAAAAACCACAAGCAAAAAAGAAGCCGCCAATTTCTATATAGGCGGCTTCTCCCCGAGGGGTGGCGTGCTTACAGCGCGCTTAAACGTTAATTCACTTAGCCTCGGTACACGGACTCCCGAAGGATCCGTAACCTCATTGTACGAAAAGTGACCCTCAACATCAAGTTAGTCAAGTTTGTCAAGTTTGTTAAATGTGTTCTGGTATGTGCTATGCTTCCCGTGTCAGCGCGAAAGCGGCGCTGATCGGGATTGGAACCCCGCTCAAATCAACAGGCGCACGGCCGCCTTATAGCGGCCTTTTTGATGTCTTGATCATCTGCGCAATTTTGCGCGCATGATCGGTCTCCTTTGCGGGAGAGGACTTGCAGGCACTCGTAAGAGTGGCCGTCACCTGTTGAGCGGTAGTTCCAACCTGCAAGCCCTCGCCCACCCACTTGGAACTGGGTGCGAGGTCTTTAAATCTCAGCAGGAGACAGCAATGGCTGAACTCGTTCTTTCAAACGCCTTTCGTATCGTCAAAGGGCACCCCGTCACATCTTCGCGCGAAGTTGCTTCGCACTTTGAAAAGCGTCACAACGACGTATTGAGAAGTATCCGCGACTTGCTTACAGCAAAACCTGCGCTTCACGCAAACTTTATTGAAGCCGAAGATCAAGTAGAAATTGGCAAGGGCGCTACCCGCACAACGCCAATCATCCTCATGGATCGCAAGGGATTCTCGCTCCTTGCGATGGGCTTCACCGGAGCTAAGGCGCTCGAATTCAAGTGCGCGTTCTACGATCAATTCGAACGAATGGAAGAAGCGCTGCGCAATCCACCGAAGCCCGAATACATTTCAGTTGAGCACCGTTGGGCGATTCAAAAAGCCGTCGGCAGAAAAGCGCGCGGGCAGTCGGTCAACTATCAGACTGTCTATCGCGCTCTGAAAGATCACTTCAAGGTTGAGAAATACACGCACATTCTCGAGGCTGACTTCGATGCAGCAATCGCCTTCATTGAGTCGTTGCCGCCGATGGAATTGCCTCCGTTGAACTCCCCCGCACCGAAACAGATATCTGCTGCGCCACAGAAGGAACCAAAAAAGTTCCTCGTCGATGAGAGGTACATGGAGCGTCAACGTACATTCATCTACTACGTGCGATACCTCTTCCGCGAAGAACTCGATCTTTTCATCGACTTCATGCGCCGCGTGGATTCACCGCGCGCCGGACAGTTCTGGGAAGCAGTTCACGGCATGCATCTGTCAACTGCTGAGCGCGATTTAGCAAAGCTCGGCTTCGACGTGAAGGAGCTTGACTGCTACAAGGCGCTGACCCGCTAAGCGAGCCGCATCACGCCGTAGAATGAGAAGGCCTCCGGAACGAAGCATGAACCGGAGGCCTGTAAACATCCTTAACGAGGACAACATGAATCATACCAAAAAACCTGAACCTCAGAAAGACGTCGAAACTCTACCCAATATCAGTGCCACTTCTGAAAAGCAGAACGTCGTCCTTTATGGCGAGCTTGGAAACGGCCCTATTGTTGAGGTGTTCATCCTGAATGAAACCATGTGGATGACGCAGCGCCAGATGGCCGAAGTTTTCAACGTTGACCGAAGCGTTATTGGCAAACACCTCAAGAACGTGTTTGAATCAGGCGAGCTAACACAAGATATGGTATGTGCAAAATTTGCACATACTGCCTCGGACGGTCGAATTTACGAGACAATGTTTTACTCGCTGGATGCAATCATATCTGTAGGCTATCGTGTAAATAGCACTCAGGCAACTCGGTTCCGCATTTGGGCAACACAAGTACTGAAGGAATACATCATCAAAGGGTTCGCCCTTGATGATGAACGTCTCAAACAGAGCAAAAAATTGTTCGGACAAGACTACTTCCGAGAGCTCCTTCAGCGAGTTCGATCAATCCGCGCCAGCGAGGCACAAATTTGGCGGCAGGTGACTGACATATTCATCGCCTGTAGCATCGACTACGACAAAGGATCGGAAACAGCAAGGAAGTTCTTCGCAAGAGTCCAAAATCTGTTTCACTTCGCCATCACTGGCCAGACTGCCGCAGAAATTGTCTACACTCATGCAGACCATAAAAAACCGCACATGGGTCTCACTACGTGGAATACGGCACCAGATGGACGGATTTTTAAGTCCGATGTTATTATTGCGAAAAACTATCTAACCAAAGAACAAATTAGTTCTCTTGAGCGCTCGGTCGGTTCATTTTTCGACTACATCGAAGGTCAGATCGAGCGGCATAAGACGTTCACTATGAGCACTCTTGCTGAGGCCGTTATACGATTCCTTGAGTTTAATGACTATCCAATATTGGATGGGAATGGAAAAGTTAGCAAGAAGCAGGCTGTTCGCAAAGCATCAGACGAATATGCAATTTTCAATCTGACGCAGAAGTACATCACTGACTTTGATAGGCAAATTCAAGACACTTCGAAGAATTTCAAAGAATAATTATCAACGCATACCACAAACCAAGGCCTCCGATTCGTCGGGGGCCTTTTCTTTTGGAGCATTCGCAATGAATGAACTCATTCCAATTCTGTTTGCCGATGTCGGCGGAGAACAGATCCAGACCTGCAACGCTCGCGAGCTTCACTCTTTCTTAGATGTTGGAAAAGATTTTTCAACCTGGATTAAAGATCGGATCAAGAAATACGATTTTATCGAAGGAGTTGATTTCGCAAAAATTGATTCCCCCGTTTCGGGGAATCAAAGGGGTGGGGACCGTCGATCGATCGAATACTACATATCGTTGTCGATGGCGAAAGAGCTGAGCATGGTCGAACGCAACGCCAAGGGCAAGGAGGCACGTCTTTACTTCATCGAATGCGAACGAGTTGCGAAGGAAGCGACCTCATTTGCTCTCCCAGACTTTACCAACCCGGCCATTGCCGCGCGGGAGTGGGCAAAGCAGTACGAGCTTCGACAGGCTCTTGAGCACAAAGTGAAGCAGGACGCCCCAAAGATCGATTTTGCCGAGGCGGTCACTGCATCAGATGCCGAACACACCATCACCGAAGCCGCCAAAGTGCTCAGCATTCGCCCTAGAAAGTTTTTCGACTGGCTTCGCGCGAACGGCTTTATCTATAAACAGGGCACGCAAGCCATGCAATTTTCGATCAACAAAGGGCTGATGGTGACTCGTTTCCATACGTTCAAGCACACCGATGGGGAACTCGACAAAAAAGCACATGCGCGGATAACCGGCAAGGGACTGTATTTCTTCTATCAACGCCTACGCCATGAAGGCTTGATCGAACGTAACCCCAATCTGGAACTAACTGCGTAATTCACTTTGAATCAGCAACTTTAAGGTGGTCAACCATGACACAAACAGAACAGCAACCGCTAAAGACTTGCGAATTTCTGCGGCCCGCCGAAGCAGCCAAATATCTACGCGTCTCACGTACAACAATTTGGCGCTGGGCTAGAGAACGACCTGACTTTCCAAAGCCCATTCGACTTAGCGCCACTATCGCCGCCTTTCGCAGAGCCGATATTGATGCTTTTGTTGCACGGATTGAGGCATGA